GTTGGAAGGCGTTTTATTGATGCAATGAATTTTGACACCTCACCTGGATGGCCTTTAACCGGGAAGAAGGTTAAGCTCCTAATTGACCTCAATCCTAGCGAGTACCCAGACAGTGGTAAACCCAGGACATTTGTCCCTGAGATCTGGGAGGAAACTGAACGCATTAAGAAGGTGTTGCTTTCTGGAGAACGCTGTTACTGTGTTTGGAAAGCGTGTTTAAAAGACGAACCGACGAGATTGACCAAGGATAAGGTGCGCGTGTTTCAGAGTGCACCTCTTGCATTACAACTTCTTATTCGTATGTATTTCCTACCTATTGTTCGTATCATTCAGCTAAATCCATTAATGTGTGAGTGTCTAGTGGGTGTGAATGCTGAAGGTCCTGAGTGGGAACAGTTAAACGAATTTATGAATTCTAAGAGTAAGAATGTTCTTGCCGGAGATTATAGTAAGTATGATCAGAGAATGCCAGCACAACTTGTGATTGCTGCTTTCTCAGTGTTAATCTGGGTCGCCGAATACTTATGTGAGTATTCTAAGGAGGACATTAAGCTAATGAGAGCGTTGGTGGCGGAAATTGCCTATCCTTTGATGGCATATAACGGCGATTTGTTGATGCTATTTGGGTCGAATCCTTCAGGTCAAAATTTGACAGTCATCGTTAATTCTATTGTTAACTGTCTATTACTGAGGAGTTGTTATTATACCAAGTACCCAAAGGAGCCACCCGGATCCTTCACTGATTATTGTGCGTTTGGAACATATGGCGATGATGTTAAGGGAACGGTATCTGAAGAGAGAAGTCTTTTTAATCATATTTCCTTTGCTGAGTTTTTGTCGAAATTTGATATGAAATTCACAATGCCTGATAAGGAATCTGTAGCTACTGAATATATGGATGCTGAAGAGGCAGACTTCTTAAAACGGAAAAACTTTTATCACCCTGATTTAAAGGCAAATGTGGGTGTGCTTTCTGAGGACTCCATTTTTAAACGCTTACACGCTCATCTACAATCCAAGGATCTATCCTTAGAGATGCAATCGGCACAAAATATTGATACATCTCTCCATGATTGGTTTTACTACGGGAGAGAGACATTTGAACGTCGTCTCTCAGAGATGCAAACTGTTGCGTCCCAAGCCGGAATTACCCATTTGTGTCAAGGGTTTAACAGGAGCTATGAAGATCGAGTTCAAGATTGGCTACGGAAATATCGACCTGAAGAAGCCGAACCTGTCAACGAGGACAGGATTACCTTTCGTGAGAGTTATAAGGTTAAATTCTCCACTCCGAAGTCCATCGGGGTTCCAGTGTAGAGTTAAAACGGACTGTGTATATATGGATTACCGATTTTACATGTGTTTTGTGTCATGTGCATTTGTGAAATTAGGCTTTATACATGTCGGCATGGTGCTAGGCCATACTCCTATTTAGGAGAGTAGTTAGCCACTACATCATCATCGCACCACCCTGCATTTTGAGTCGGATGTAGGGTTTGTAAATGACTTAGTATTGAATTTAAATGTGTATTATTATT